ACTCTTCTTGCTATATCTGATTTAGCTAATGACTTTTGTATATCGGCTAGTGATTGATCAACCACTGCTTGTTCAAATGGGTTATAAAAAGCTGATATATTAGACTGAGGATCTTGTAAACTTCCAGGTCTAAACATGCCTGGACCACCTTCTAAAATATTTGCTGCTCTGCCTGTAAAATCAGAAGCAATACCTGGAGCTTGACCGAGTAACTGTTGACCTGCTTCTAAACCACTGATACCTCTGCTTGCTGCACCACGGACAAGGGACGCTCCTTCTTGACCTGCTAGTTGTGTTTGTAAGTCAGCTCCTCTCATTTTAGATTCAGCATCTTGGAAAAAAGGTAGGTAACTGCCCACACCTTGTACGCCTAAACGCATAGCTTCTCTTTCTGCTGGTGTGAAGTCTGCTATTCTTTGACCTTGGTAAGTAAAAGGAGTCGCTCCTGGAACAGACATAGTAGCAAATTTATTAACTAGTTCTTGATTTAATAGTGGTACTATTCCTGGAATGCCTTGTCTACCACCTTGAAAAAACTGTGCTAAAAATGCTGGTGGCATTTGTGATGTATATTGTGTAGTATTTTCTGCCATTATGCTCTCCCTATGCCCATTGATTTAGCTTTATTTTCTGCTTTTTCCATCATGTTGTACATTCTTGCTATACCTTTATCATGATCGCCACCACCTATACCTGCGACAGATTGTTTAGTCATAACAAACTCACCGTCTGCTAATAGTGCTGGAACTGTGTCTTTATTACCTGCTCCTTTAGGATCGTCTATGTCGCCACCTGTTTTTCTTAAATCAACTTCAGGTATATCACCACCGTCTGCTAATCTTGCGATACCACCTGCGTTTAATTGTGCAGATGGAAAAGTAGGAAATCCTGCAGAACCATAGTCTGTATCAGATACTAAATCTGATAAGACTCTATCTAAACCAAACTGCTCAGAGACAGGCATACCCATGTATTGTATTGGCTGACCGCCATAACTTGTTGGTAGATTAGCTGGTTGTAATCCACCTGAAAAATATGACCTTGCCTCAGGAGGTAGTTGTTCATCTAATGGACCACCTTCTCCTTCTCCACCTTTAAGTAACCCTGCTTGTTCTGCTAACCCTAGACCTATAATACCTTTTTGTATACCAGTTAAATTAGCAAAGGTACCATCTTTACCAAAGATATTTAAACCTTCAGCTCCTGGACCACCTCTAAGACCTGCACCTAAATCTTGGAAAAATCCACCTATGCCACCTGATCCTTGTTGAGCTTTACCGATACTGAGTCCTGGATTACGAAGTGTTCCACCTTGTAAACCTGCACCTGCACCAAAACTTCCCATAGCATATCCTGTGAAAGCATCTCTTGCTATCTGTCTTGGATTTCTACCTGATGCAGCTGAACCTAGCCCACGACCTATCGCAGCACCTGTAGGTCCACCGAAGATAAACCCTATTGCTGTTCCTATAGTTCTACCGTATTTTCTTAAAAAACCTTTTAGGACACTACCCTACCTTATGCACAAAAAATATCATTGTTCTCTACTTACTCCTTTCATCTTCTCGAAAGTTCTTAATCCACCTAATCCTAACATACCCATGAGTATAGTACTTAGTTGGCTAAAATCAAAGTCAGGTAATATTACTTGTTCGTAACCTGCTAATCTTATTATCATAACCGTAATTGGCTGTAATATAAAGTGCCAACACAAAGCAACACCACAAACCCATCCAATAAATGGTCGCCAACCTGCTACAAATAATGAATTATGTGCAGCTTCTTGTTGATTAACTTTGAGTTGTGCTAAGTTTGCCTTGTGTAATTCACTTTCAAGCTCATGCTTGAGCTTTATTTTTAAATCTTTATCTGGTATTAATTTTTCCAATATATCAGATATTGGCACTATTAATCTATCTATCATTAAAAATACTTAGTCTTCTTTTTTCTTTTAGGATCAATAGCACCACATCCTCGTGCTACTTCTCCACCTGTATTCATTTTCTTATTTGGCTGAGGTATTACACCTCTACCTATAAGAATATCTTTTTTTGTTATTTTACCGAATCCACTAAAATCAGGAAACTTGTTGCTTGCTGCACCACCTGTATTCATTTTCTTTTTCTTTTTTCCTCCACGTAATAAATCTTTATCTGCTTTTCTTGCACCACCTTTACCAGTAGCGAAACTTCTTACACGACCACATCCCCAAGAGTGTGAACTTTGTCCAGGACGAGAACCAGAACTAAAGTAAGCTCCTTGTCCTCTTTTGTAAACTTTCATGAGAGTAGAGGTAGATTTACCACTACTTTTTGCGTACTTCTTAACACAGGCAGGTACGCTTCCACCTTTCTTCATTTTAACTTTATCTTTAGTTCTAGCTTTCTCCACTGCTTCGTAATCCTCACTTGTCATCTTACCTTTGAGATATTTACTACGAGTTCTCAATATTTCTTTTTCTCGTGCAGATGGGTTTTTAGAACCTTTTAAATAATCTGTAGGCACACCTTTTTTAGTTTTATTAACTTTTTTGAATTTTCTTGCCATATATTGCCTTTATGATACTTAAAAACTCATCTTGTGTTAAAGTATGCTTCATTAAGTTTACCCTTTTTGTGACCAGTTGTATATTGTTTTTTATATACCCCTTGTTTGGATTTATTCTATCTATAGAAGCGTTAGTTTCTAAGCCACCAATATTTTTACGTCCACGAGAAAAAGTTAAAACTTCACCACTTAAATTACAAAGACCATCTTGAATATACCAGAGCTCGTATATATCCTCAGGAGTTATATTCCACGTCATCCCTTGTTTAGTTCTGTTTGATTTTAATTGACCAAATAAATTTTTTAGATAACGGATGTGACTTTTAGTAAATCTTTTTTCTCTATCCCTTGATCGGCATAGTTTACACTTCGTTAATCCTTCTGTTTCAAACCTGTGTAAAGGCAATGATTTTTTACAAACTCGGCATGTTCTTCTACGAAATAACAACTGTCACACTTCCTAAGCTAGAGTTCATACTAGCTAGGATACATTTAGCAGTAAATGGTGTTGTCAAATTAACAAACTCAAACCCATCCCACAGTTGTAGTGAATTAGTAGACGTGTTGAATATAATAGTTCCTGGATTGAAGTTTTGTTTATCTCTATTTTCTGTATTGACGGAATATGTACTAAGGGGATCTACTTCACCTAAGTTTAGTTCTAATACCCTAACTAAACGATTAAAAGTTTCAGACGAGACGTTCTCTTCGTTTTCAATAGGAAGTCGTGTAGGTAGTAACTTACTCATCTCCTACCGTCTGGTTGTAGATCCATTCTAGTTGCTCCTAGTCTCCAACCTACACTGTCGTTAGCGTTTACGTCATCATCATCTGATTCTATACGAAGGACGCCTTGTCTTCCTCTAGCACGTACATGAGATTGTTGAGTCGTGCTAGTTATAACACTAGTAGAACTTGTACTTAAACTGTCTCCTGGAAAGTTTCTTGTTTTTAAAACAAAATTTACCTGACCACCATTAGAGTTGCTTAAAAATTTTAAGTCAGGGATCAACCTTTTTATAAAAGCATATTGTTCACCGTCACCTAAATCAAAGTCAGATGATTCTATAAAAACATTAGTCATAGGAGAGCCATCATCATTATAACCAGTTTCATGTTCGAAAATATACTGATTAGCAACAGCTCTAGGGAAAGGTTCAACACCTGCGTCTAACCAAGCAGTTCTAGATAGTTCTCCGTAATACCATATGTTTTGAGCATAGTTGTAAATAACATATCTATCCACTTCAGCACTAGAACCTGATGGGTAAAACCAACCAACTTCATCATACTCAGTATTAGTAAATGCTGCAACTTTAAAAGCCTGAGATGAATTAAAATCATCAAACACATAACTTAATACAGAACATGGTATTTTCTTTACCGATCCTGTATAGACATAAAAATTATCATAGCCCATCCAATAAACACCACTTGGTCCAGTCACTGCTGCTTTTGGTCCAATCAAACCTGAATTTTCATTTATAAGGTTTACACCAAAAGTAAAAGGTGGACCAATAAATTGCATACTGTATAAACTAGTATCTGTCCATATTAATATCTCTTGTCTTGCTTTTACTGCACCGATAATTTTACTACCTGAAGATAAACGTAAACTTCCTGCTGTGTTAGTTGTAAGTGGTTGAAACTGTAGTGGATCTTCTTGATCGCTAAAGGCTATTAACATAGGATCTATA